ATCCCTAAGGATTGAAATCGTTGACTGCCGTAGGGGCGCCGATGCCGTAAATAACGGGCGTACATACAAAAAAGACGCAATTAAAATCGACTCCCGCACTATAGTACAAAGAAAACATAGGCCACTGAACTGTAGACCCACCAGCTTCAGAAACATCGAATGCAGCTGTGATAGCTACATTATCTTCAAGGGTATTACCAGAAACCGTATTCCTACCATCAATAAATGCTGGTTGGAATCGGAACTGAGAATACTGCGGTACATTGACCGAGACAGCTGCTTGAGTACGAGTATTAGTCATACTTGTTCCAGACTGCCCAGACGCATACCTTGGTACTCCTCCTTGGCTAGTCGATGTGGCTCTTGCGATACTAGACGAAGATCCATTATTCTCACGAACAGTAAACCGATTACGGTTCTGATCATTAGGATATGGGATTATCGAATCGTAATACCTCGTAATTGCTACCGAGTCAACTAATCTCACATTGCTCCCAGTTGAAATGGGATTAACGTGAATATTTGTCGAACCACGGTAACCTGCGAAACAATTCACAACCCAATCAATGGGGTGATTTGCAACGAAGTTGAATGGTGAGTTGGTAACTGAATCGGACTCTAAAGCCCAATTAGTAGCACCAGACACCCATCCATAACTACGGGGTAACCGCTCAAACAGATTCGTTGTCATAGCGAATCCAGGCCCTACGTACGTAGACGCTCCTGTCAGATATTGACCGAAGTGCTGTACGCAATAAAAACTGGCCCTGTGTAAGAGTGGACGCAGAGATGCAATATTCTCACCTGTCGTCAAGACACCAATCGTGGTGTCAATAGACACAGATCCTCCTACTATGTCGTCCTGTTCCTCACTCTGCAAAGGCAAAGGGGAATAGTTACGACCTAGACTCTTAGGAGCGGAGAACATTATATCCTTCCCTGGCCGGGCATAGAACAAACAAACAATGTTTGGACTAGCCGCAGGACCAGTGAGCACATTTTGAACTCGCACAGTAAACATTCCGTTCACTGCATCGTTGTTATAAGAGTAAGAAGGTGTCGCCGAATTAGTCCAACAACTTGGAACTAAATCTGCTTTGAGATAAGGGGAGACCGCCTTGTACGGGATCTCAATCTCAACTTCATCCTCAAACTCTAAATCAACGACTCGAGTAAAGACTGCTGCTTCTGCACCTGTGACTCCTGAGATATCCGCATTTGGATCCCAGGAAACCACAAGTCTTCCCTTGTGGTACTGCGACTTAATGAACTTCATTTTGTAGATCATAGATCCACGCCAGAAGCGGAACATAGATCCGAAGTAAGAACTTGGTGTGAACCAGTTCGTACTATCAGATGCTGAACCTGAAGTCACATATCCCATAGGGGTAACCATTGCTGAAAAGATGAGCGCATTCGTTGTTTGCGACCCATCCCATGCAGCCCCAGACAAAAAGGACTCTCGACCTATCGTATTTTCAAACGAAAGGCTGTCCGTATCATCGGTCCCGGCTAACGAGTTCGCTATTGAAACTTCGTTCTTTGGGTCCAAAGATAATTTGTCTATGGGCATCCGAGTTTCCACGTTCGCGAGAGCGTGGAATGCTTTCGGTTGATATGCATGAACATCATCGATCATTGGTGGATTGGAATATCCAAACAATTTGGCGATCCCTGCAACTGCAGAGGCACCAATCGAAGTTGCCATAGCATACGGCCCTATGAAAGGAGCCGAGCTCAACATACTCGCAATACCAGCGATAGCTGTCGCTGGTCCGGAAATGGTTCCTTCTTTTTCCTCGTACTCATCCGACTGCAAAGCAAGACCTGTTGTAGGTCCTGCAATCGTCAAATCTTCCGCCCAAGCATACACCGATACGGTGATGCCTGTGCCGACTACGCCGTTCGCTGATTGCAAACCTGCGTATTCCACTAGGTGCATGGTTCCCATATCATCAAATTCTGATTCTTGGTTCACATCCAACCATGTGTTCGGCCACAGAAAGGGCAGAGTCATTTCGGCTGCAGACATAGATTGCGGTTCCAGATATAACCCAGGAGTTTGACTCAAAGGGATCTGGTCGCTTGCTGTATTGAATGCAATCGGATTGTTCAGAGGTACGTAACAAGCTCTAAGAGCACCATAGTAAAATGGTGAGGAGTTGATTACGAACTTCAACCGCAACTGACAATGCAATCGAGCATAATGGTCCAACTTCTTCTGAATGTAAGAATTCGAGAAATAAGCGGTCCAAGGCTTGAAAGTGTCATTTGCAAACACACCTTCCTCCCATAGGAACGTGTGAATGAGCACAGGACGCGAAAGATACGCCCCTAGCCCGGCTGCGGGGTCTTTGTCATGATCATAGGATGAATCCGAAATCGAACCATAAGTTATACGATTTGATACGGCTGCATCTCTAAAAGCCATCTGCTGCTGCATTGAAGCTTCAGGAGCTACTGACGTGTCAGTTTGCTCTTCAGATTGCAAATCAAGGACATTGACGGTTCCACATCTGGCACAATTGACCACTGTGGTAGCCCGTGTTTTATTGCGAAAACACGGAAAAAGCTTGACAAAAAAGTTAGCGGGTTAAATTCACTTCATGATAATCAGAAACCCTTCTGAAAATCGAAGTTCCTGTTCAACATCCCTTCAGCCACGGATTCACTAAAAAGTGATTTCGAGGATCGCTCAGGCAGAAGTACAGTTTGAATCCACGCTCGCAACGCACAAGTAAATGAACAGTTAAGAAAAACGCTACGCAGTAACTAGACAAACAGGATACATTTTGGTTTAACGGACCGTATATCTTCGACCCGGAGCTGCAACTTAATGCAACTTCTCACACTCTGAGCACCGGCCATTTTCTGACCAGTCCTTAGAGACTTCAAGATATCCTTCTATGAGTTCCTCATAGACTGGGAAAGGGGCAAGCTCATATTCAGCTTCTAACCCCCGCTTCTTCACAATTGCGAGAAAGCGTCCTCTCCAAAGTTGGAAAGTTTCCTTGTCATAGAAAAAGAACTCACGAAGGGCACAATTCATGACTTCGATAGCATGGGCTTCCATGCTGATCACCTTAGACGGTAGACACTTGGTCAACATCTTCTGGATCGTATCGAACTCAATCTGTGCAACGTGAGAGCCAACTTCAGCCTTATATATCCATTTCCTTTTCAGGAAAGACACCTCAGAGATAGAGATGTATGGGACAGATTCGGCTTCCTTGTCAGCCATGGTGTATTTAACACCGATTTTCGCCAACTCAGTTTGGATTGATGTGTGATTGAACTGTGGGACAGTTCGCGACACTCCCATAATGTTGTCATCACCATATGTCATCAAAGACACTTTGGTTTTAAAATCTTCCATTGGTAGATCCATTTTGCACCACGTGTAACGCAGGTACAATGAATTAACTATAGAATTGATAATGACAGTTAATGGATGTCCTGAGGGATTGGACCCCCAGAATTCAACCAGATCTCCATTGAAATCCGACAGAGGGAATGAAGTATCACAAGCAATACCATGGATAATCAGAAGGTCATCTTCTGGCCATCCTGCTTTGCGAAGAATGTTCTCAAGAACTGTGAATGCAGAGAGAACCATTTGGGCGGACATACGCTTGTCAAATTTAGCATAATCTCCCGCGACCATTTGGTTCTTCCCATGCTGAGTCAAATAGTGGTACATATTGTCCCACTCAAGACTAGTTGCATTAGTTCCTGGGGCGGCTTCAAAGATATACTTGTTGTTCTGGATAACCCGAACAGTGGAGAGTAAGTACTTGCGTACTACAAAACCCCAATCTGCTGGGGATCCACTAAACAAGCGAGTCTTCTTAGCCTCAATCTTGTGCAGAGCGGTTGGTTCATCTTTAGGGTGGTTAATAAAAACCGGCATGACTCTCTGGCCTTGTCTATAGGTATCAACGATTTTGTTGACACGCTCATAAAACTCAGGCCCAAAAGTTACGCAATCGTTCCATTGATCGAACGATCCCATATTGATGAGGTAGTTACTCTTCTTGGTTCTCCATGGATACCCCATTGAGGTTTTTCGGTTCATCTTATCAATAAACTTCACTCCAGGTAAACCATTCAGAGTTGATGTATCGTCCAAGATTGTCAGCTCCGCAAGCTGACTCTTAGGTAAACTCCGCAGGATATCATCAGTGAAAGACTGTACGCACTGTGAAAGCACGTTATCATCAATTTTGAATTCCTGCTGGACAATATCTAGCGCACCGAGGCGCCAGGGCTCGTACCCAACAAGGACGGGTTTGCCGGTTTTACACTCTATGCCATATTCTTCAACATCGGCACGAATGTGGGTATCGACTACCTTGGATTTATTTCCTCCTCTAAATCCTGGAAGACTCCCGTAGACGGTGGCGTTACCTTCTTCAATGTATCTAAACACTGATTTATGGTGCAGCTCACCTACTTGGGGAATGTTCCCATCTTCACTCTCCAAAAGTGGAGGACCGCTTTGAATGCAAATTTCACCGAAGTGTTCAAATGCACTCTCAACGTCGGAGAGGCTAATACGCACTGAAGTACACCTGTTTCGGGAACCACCAGTTTGATGGATCCCCAAAATGCAGGGTCCAGAGGGCGTGTTTGCCAAGAGAACAGAACCACAATCTCCCTTAAGAGTATCAGTCTCACACTGAGCACTCCATGAGGGAATAGTTTGTCTGAGTGTCTCCACAAAATAATCATCTTGTGAGACGATGCCTGAAAGGACATTCTCTTTGGCTGCTCCTTCATCCCTACGAGTTAAAAGTACACCTCGAAAGGTTCCTTTAAACTCATTGGAACAAATAAACCACGCAAATCAGCACGAGGAGGTACAGCACGAATTCGGAAAAAGACTAAATCTTTCTCTGGAATCTCAAATCTAGCTTCCCTCGAAAGGAAAAACTGGAAGTTCATACTGACTCCATTCTTTTGTGGCGCTGTGACCACGGAGATATTGCAATCGAGGTCAGGAAGGTTGTGTTTGTTGGTGACATACATCTGTCCACCCACACAAAACATCTTACCTTTGATAACCTTGTTGGCTCCATCTCTCTGGAATCTCACATCAATATGTGAACAGCTCTTCGAAACTTTCTGAACTACCGAATTGAAGTCCAAACCTTTCCAAGATGACACCAGTTTCCCAGTATCAAACTCTTCAGGCACATAATCATCACGGTACCAAGGATTTGGTTTTGCATCCTTAGTGAAGGTTTCAGAAGTGGCTAGATTCCCTTGCGTCTCCAGTTTCTCATATTCCTGGTATGTTCTATATGTCGCATAGATTAGCGGCAAAGAACCAACCATGGCAAGAACGGCTTTTTGTGCTGGGGTCAAAGTGTAAACTCTTTCCCCTAACTCAACAATACGCTCTCGGACTGCTTCTTTCTCAAGACGCAATCTTTCAAAGATACTGGAGGTCTTCTCATTCACTCTATTCCGAATCATAACCAAGCTAGGTTCTGGTCTGGACAGAGAAAATCTTCTTCTAATGCTGTGTTTTATAGCTTCAAAGGCGTAAGAGCCCAAGATGTACAAAAAGATAGCACGAAGGGTTTTCTGAAATTGGGTAAATCTATTCTCACAATATGTATAAAGTTTTTGGAAAAACAAGGTCATCATCATAACGACCACGATATCCGAAACTTCAACAGATTGGAGTTCAGCATAACAAGCACAATGAAATATTGGCTTGTAACACTGG